AATAATTTAATCAAATAATTCGGGTAATCATTGTCTTCACCGAAGTAAACATATGGCTTTCCACGAACTTCTTTGAAGTCAGGAATCTTGCTGTCATCAAACTTTAATACTATAATATTATCCTGCATAAGTGCTAAATGTTGTTGGTGCTGAATATTCATTGAACACATCAACTGGTGTTGCTGAAACGTTCAAATCCATCTTACCCGATTCAATTAAATTTAATCCTGTTGTAATTGTATTTGTTGAACTCAATTGCTCGTAAACTGAATATGTGTATTTGCCTATTGATGCATTTGCAAAGATGCTTGATGCAAATGTAAACTTGTTGTATCTATATTGAAATTGACTTAAATCAGAACTTGAATTCTTGATGACATTGATCACTTCCTTTGTTGTTTCATGTACAAATACAAACAAATAAAATGCATTCGCAATTGTTGTCAATTCCGTCAATGTCACAATCACATCTTTGCTTTGTCCTTTAATAAGTTGTATCATCTTTTATAAATATCAAAATCTTTGTTTTGTGTCAAAAAAAAATCTTCAACTTATTAGGTTGAAGATTTTCTATTTCTATAGGTTTGGATTCTATGATGTCAATCCTGCGATAATTCCTGAAGAAACTTCCTGTGCAAACACTGGCTCAGCACCTTCGAATTCTAAAGTGTATCCGCTTCTGTCACCCATTTTCGTTCCAGTTTCACCTTTGATTGTATTGATTGAAAGACCATTTGTTCCGCCTAAAAACCAATATTTTCCATTGCGATAAGCAGCAACACAAACAATCAAATTTTGTGCAAGCAAAGTGATTTCATTTCTTGTATTTGCTTGTAGTTTGTTTAAGATGATTGTCAATTTTTGTGAAGAATATATTGTTCCATTTTCTTCATTGACAGTCAATGTATCTTCAAACTTACTTGTTTGCTTGATTAAAGCATACTTGTAGAACTTCTTTCCTGCTGCTTTTGTGATGGCAGTTACAACACCTGATGCTTCTGTGAATGAAGTTAAATTCCCTAACTCCATGAAGTAAACTTCTTTTAAACCGCCGACCGAATCTCTACAGTCCAGGTTATATGATTGTGTTAAATTACAAGGCATCGATTTATATTTTTAATTTTTTAAAATAATGGTGACCACACTTAAGTGATCACCATTTAATTTCCTTATACTAATTTGAAAGAAACGATTTCATTTGGAAATGCCGTTTGGATTCCCAATTTCCACTCAGCAACAAATCTCACTTCCATTGCTTCTTTTGCGTAGAAAATTTCCCACTTGTCTTCTTCTCCTAAAATGTCGCAACCCATGTAAAGGTTTGTATCTCTGATTGCAAACAATCTACTTGTTCCATCAAGACCATGAACAGCAGTTAATTTGTAACTTGTACCTGGTATTGTGAACTCACCATTCTCGTAAGACAATTGTGATGCACCATAGTTGAACAAGTTTGCATTTACATATGCATCAACTAACACATCGAACACGTCCCAACCGCAATATAATCTTACATCTTTCTTTCCTTTTACTCTTGCAGGAATTGCGTTCTTAATACCTTTCACGATTGTGAATGCATTTGATACTGTGATACCTGTTGCAACTGTTATACCTGATGGATTACCATTTGCAGAAACTGCAGCAGTATCAATCAATTTAATCAATCCGTCAAACTTGTTTAAGTTTACGTTTGCAGATGATGTATCACCTTGCCATAAAGCAGTTTCTAATTGCTCAGCAATTAATTGCGCTTTTAATCCAGTGTATTGTTGTTCGAATGGAATTCCTTCATTTATACTGCCCGGCATTAATGCTAATTGGGTATATTTTGACTCCAATGTCTTAGGACATAAAGATTCATGCACTTTGAATTTGCCTACTGACAAACTTCTTTGTGTGAATGTAGATGCGCCTGAACTATTGAAACCACATGTTCCGCCAGTTTGGAATACTGCATCAGTATCAAGAACGTTGATAGTTTCTGATGACTTTACTGATGACATAACATTTCCAGATGCTTGAATGATCTTTTGTGTTTTTGCGTCAAATAAAGATTTAGTTACCAACAATTTTTCATTTTGTATGGTATAATTTGCTAATGCTGATACGTCAAATGCCATTGTTTAAAATTTATACGGTTAATAATTTATTTCGGTTTGTTTAATTGCTTTTTAATTTCTTCATTGCTTCAACCATTGATTGAAACATTTCTTCTTTATTCTCAGTTTTTTGTGCTGTGAACTGATTTGTTGCCATTGCAGCAGGTTGATCAACTGGCATTGTTGCAACTTTTTCCATCATTTGTGTAAGCATTTTGATTGCTTCTTGTTGCTTGCTCATTGCTGATTGGTGTTCTGCAAACTTGCTTTCATATCCTGCACACTTTGTATCAATTGCAGCCATTTTCTGTGCCATTTCTTCCATTTTTGTTTTCATGTCTGCAGCAGCCATATCAGTGTTTACTTCTTGATCTTGCGCTTCTTCTGCAGGTGAACTGATTTCTTCAATCATACCGTCTTTTGTTTGAATGATTGTTCCGTCTTGTAACTTGTGATCACCATCAGGTGCAGGTGTTCCGTTGATTGTAACCATTCCGCCAATTGCCAATTTATCACAACTTATCTTTGTTCCATCTTGTAAGATGTAATCAGTCAATGATGTAACATCAGGATTTGCAGGTGCTGCAGCAGGTGCTTCAGGTGCTGCCATTTCAAATAATGCTTTTATCTTATTGATTGTTTCTTGATAATTCATTTGTGTTCTTTTTAAGTATAAATATCAAATCGTTTTCTGTGTGTCATTTAAGATTCAACTTCTTCAAGTAATTGCTTGATTTCATTGTAAATCTGTTCTGCTGTAAGTTCTTTTTTCTTGTACTCAAAAACCCCTTCAACACTGAATCCTTTTATTTCCCCGGACTTAATCTTTGCCCAAACTTTCGGATTATTCACCTTAACCCCAAGAAACCATGATCCGTCCTTTGCATCTTCATATCCTTTTGGCGCTGGTCTTCCTTCCGTAGAATCAACGATGTAAGATTGGAATGCATAAACACCTGTACATTTTTGATTAGGATCATGCATCAAGTTGAAATTCTTATTGAAATCTTTTTCAAAAAACTTCTGTGCAATCTTGTAGATTGTTGCCTTATCAAACACAACATTGTATTCACCCAACTGTTCATCGTTGCGATAAATTGGAACATCTGCAAGCATTGCAGGTCCAAAGATTTCCTGCTTGTCTTCATTGATTGCACCAAATGATAATTGAATTGAAAACTTTTCACCTATTGTTCCAAGTGCTTTGACTACATTTGCATTGTTATCATAATGTTTTTTAATACCCAAATCTTTAATCTTTTGTACTTTTGCTTCATTGCTACCTGTCGCAAATATTCTGCTTCCAGGAACACCCAAACTTTCGCCAACAGATAACATTCCTTCCTTGTTATCACGTGCTGAAATAATGTACAATGTTGCACCGTTGGCAATTAGTTTTTTTGCCAATTCTTTGCCACGTTCAGTTGATAGTGTGTCATCATAATCAATTGAAATCTTTTCTGCAGCAAAATGTTCTTCCCATAAACTGTTGCAAATTGCAACCGCTTGTTCAGTGTCTTTGCCTTCATTTACAATATAACTGATGCAACGTGGAATAAAATCATCTTTCTTTTCACCTGAATTCGGATTCACAAATTCACTTCTGAACTGCAAAAAATTACGTTCAATGGCAGGCAAATCGACCATTGCCACCGCGTCCACTTGTAATTCAGATGAAAGTTCTTCATCAATAACCAGTAGATATGTAGGGATTTTCTTTTCCATATTAAATAAATATTTTAAAATTTGAATTGTGTCATTTATGCTAATCGTGCCGCACGATTGATTCTTTCCATTCTTTGTTGTCCTGATGTGATGTCTGATTCAACAACATAAGCACGTGATGCCGTTGCATTCATTGATGCCAGTGTTCTTCCTGTAAGTGATGTTGTTGTTGTCTGTTCACGTGGAACAAGCGGTGATGATCCAAGGTTTGGTGTTACCGGTGCTGATCCACCGCCACCGCCACCATTCGGAACTTTAACTGCAAGAATGTTTTTAACTGCTGCAAACCCTGTTGTTGCTGCTGAAATTACTGCAGGAATAGCAGCAGGATAACCAAGTTTCACACCTTTTGCAATACCTTCATAAGTGCTGATTAATGCAGATGCAACTGATATTGCTTTGCCTGCTGTTGTTTGTTTTCCAATAACATCAGCAACACCATTCAATGCGCCCAGGTAAGAATCAAGCAATTGCTTCTTTGCTTCGTTTTCTGACTTCTTAATGTCTGTGTCCGCCTTGTCAATGTCTTGACTATTCTTTAAATAAGTTTCTTGATCAATCAAACCCTTATCATAATATTCTTGATTCAATTGTCTTTCCTTTTCAAGAATCGCACGTTTTTGGTCTGCCTTTAAATTTTCATCTTCTGCCTGTGTTTTTAATAGGTCAATCTTTTTCTTTGCTTCTGCTTCTTCTTCCTTCTTCTTTTTAAGTGCTGCTGCTTCTTCTTCCTTCTTTTTCTTTTCTGCTGCTGCTTTTTCTTTTGCATCTTCTTCATCTTGTTTCTTCTTTTTATCTGCTGCTTCCTTATCATCAATTTCTTTTATCTTCGCCTTCTCATCTTTCTTGTATTGTTCAACTAATGCAAGTTTTTGGTCATTTGTAAGTTTACCATTCTTCAATTCTTCTTCTGCTTGTCTGATGTCATCTTTCAATTTGAATTCTGCAATCTTTCTTTCTTTCTCGTACTGGTCCGTTATACCCCTAAGAATTTCATCATTTTTTAATTTTTCCATTCTCAGTTCATACTGCCTGTCATTCTCATTCTTTTGTCTTATTTTTTCATCTCTTGCTTTTTTATTTGCTGCTGCTTTGTCTGCTGCTTCTTTACGTTGTTGTTCAAGTTTTGATGCTTCTTCCCTTTCAAGTGATGAAATTTGTGATGCAGTTTTCTTTCCTATTTTCGCAGATTGTGCCTGTGCATTTTCTGCTTCAATAATATACTTCGATAATTCTTGAACTTTGTCTTCATTCACATTCTTCATTGACAACAATTCCGCCTTTGCTGCCTTCAATGATTCAATGGTCCCTTCCTTGATCTTACCAATTACCTGGTCCCTTGCACCCATTTCCTGTGCAAATTGTTCAAGTTGAACTGCAAGTTTCTGTCTGTTCCACTCAGCAACATCATCAAGTTGTTTCTTTTCTTCCTTTGCTGCATCTTTAAGTGCTTGAATTCTTTCTTTAATTGGAACGTTTGCATCACCTGCAATTTCCCTTGCTTCTTGTAATTTCCTGTTAGATGCTGCAAGTGATTCCGCCTGTGCTTTCTGTGATTCATCAAGTTCACGATTTGCCTTCGCTAATCTTCCAAGATTCTGTGATGCTTCCTTTGAACTAACCCCAAGTTTATCACCTAACCATTCCGCCGCCTTAACAAACAAATCAATCAATGCAACAAACCCATCAATCAATGGTGTAAGGATTGCATTCATAAATGATTCAAAGATTCCTGATAATTCACCCCATGCATCAGACATTTTATCCGATGCTGCGTCCATGTCTTTGAACTTGTTGATCAGTGCAATAATGATTGCAGTAAGGATTGCAAGAATGGCAATAATTGGATTTGCCTTCAATACATTCAATGCTGAATTGAATTTACCTGCACCTTCTGCTGCACCACCGGCAGCAGGTGAAACTGCCGACATTGATTCTTTTAATTTACTAAAATGACCGCCACTTGATTTGGCTTCACCTGATGTTTCATTCAAAGATGTTCCCAGTTCTTTGTTTGCCTTCTTTAAATCGTTCTGTGCTTTCTGCAGATTAAGGAATGCTTGTTTCTGTTCATCGGTCCCTTCTTTTGTATTCTTAAATTCTTCATTCAGTTTCTTAACCGACTGCTGCAACTCCAATACACGTGATGCTGCATTACCTGATTCAACGGTGACTTTTGCGCCTATTTCAACCTGTGCCATATTTAATAATTTTTGTTTATTACTTTTAATAATTCAACCTTACATGTGTCACGTTTAGTGGCATTGTAATCAATAATTTTATTCAACCTATACAACACCCCTTGAATGTAGATTAACTTGCTGAAATCAAGTTGATTGATGTCTTGTTCGTTTAATCTAAAGTTTGCAATAAGCAAACGTGAATCCTGGTCAATGATTTCGTACATGTATTGAATCCAATACAGGGTAAACAAATTGACTGTTATATTATCAATGTTTGTTGGTTGATAATACAGCAATGAAGGGATTGCATAATTGATGTCAATCGTTGGTGTGTATGGATCATTGAAATGACCTGCATAAGGATATTCAGTTTTTGTTGCAAGTAATGATGTACCATCTTTAATTTCATAACTGCTAACACCTGTTATCAATTTTGTCTGCATTATTCTAATGTTGTGATCCATTGTTTCTTCACCTGCACCAACAACATCACCTGTTCTTTTAAATATCGTTGGATAAACTTTTCCGCCTGTTTCATATCCAACCAATGGTGTTGAAGAAAATATCAAATCAACACTTGTTTCTTCTTTGGCAAATTCAAACCCTGTATCAAATCTGTTTGTTCCATAAGAAAGATTGAATCGTTTCCTGTACTGCTCGTTGTAATAATCAGAATCATCTTTATATTTGAACAGGTAATATCTTGCATTTAATTCAGACATCGGTTTCAATACCAATGGTTTGCTTACGTCCATCTTGTATGTCCAATCAAGTGCATTATTTACATCGGTATCAAAGAAATCAACATAAGGTGCAATTTTAATCATCTTCTGCAATGTCCTATCTTCATATAAATAAAGATTAAACATCTTCATTATTGATGACAAGAAATCCTTCTGCATTATGTTCTTTGGAATAGTATCATTTATTGTGATAGTATCACCATAAGTTATTGGTTGAATCAATGGTGTTAAAGAATCAATGCTAATTGAAAATTGATTGTATTGTGATTTGTAGATAATTGATCTACTTGCAACTATAACATTTTGATTTACAACTTCAAGTGCAAACCAAAATTGTTGTGATGTTGACAAATCAAATTCAGCATTAAAATCAAATGGATAAAGAAGTTGTAATGGATTGTAATTATATTGAACTGATTGTGCAACTAATGTATCAACACCGCTTACCCTTCTATAAACATTTACTCTTACTTTGCCATTGCTCATTGTTGTTCCACTTGCTTGAATGTTGTATGTTTCAACAAAATGCAAATTGAATCTTGAATTCGTTCCGTTGTATGTAAAAATAATATTGTCTGATGTTGTAACTGATGTTGATTTATACTGCATTTTTATCGGACTGTATGCAGTGCTGTTGCCTGGTATAGTTAAAAATGTTATTGCAGTTTTTCCCCCTTTAAATATATTTGTCTTTGTTCCTGTAAGAACTTTTTGATTGTGTGGAATTATCAATGTTTTAAAGAATGCCAATTCAAATAATGGTGCAACATACTTATAACCTATTCCTTCAAATATCTTTTTGATGTATTCATAGACAAACAATGCAGGTCTGAATGTCCTGAAATCCCAATTGATTTTATCTGCAGAATATGTTCCGTAATCAATCAAAGGAAAAAATAATCCAAGACCTTGCTTACCTGTTACACTTATTGTACCTGATCCATTTGTATTTGTTGCAAATGCTGTTGTAAAAACAATTATTGTATCTGTTCCATTTGTTGAAAATGATGCAATTGTCTTTGTTCCATTGTTTGTTGGAACATCAGTTGAACTAATGTAAAGAACATCACCAATTGCCAGGTATGCTGTAATATCTTGATTAAATAATACTAATGTGTAATTGACAAAGTCAATGTTAAATGGACCTGAATCAATGTTGTAAGATTGATTTGCAGGATCCCATGAATTTGTGATTGTTGGTAATTGATAAACAATGTCATATAAACTGAAATCAAGTTCTTCCAGTTTCTTTGTTCCTAATGCAAGAATCAATCCGCCAAGTTCACCGAATAGTGAACATTCATAAGATATTTGATCCCTATCAATAACAATCTGCAGTATTCTGATAATGCCTTTAAACACCTGCATATTTCCCTGAAACAATATACATGATGCAGAACGTGAAATGTCAAAGTTGTAATTGATATTCGTTGCATTTGGATCACTGTATCTTGATTGATTAGGATCAAACACATTACCGAATACTTTGTTATTGTTTGCGGTACCTGGTATTACAATGGTCTTGCTAAAAGTTGTATTTCGTGCGCTGAAATCCTTGATGTCATCAATGGCAAAGGTCATCATTGCGTCAATGTCCGATGTAATATCAACCTGGTAATTTTCAACGAATAATTCTGTAATCATGTTTATCTGTATTGTGTATTCATTTGTTGATTCAATTCTAAATTCACTGCAAGATTGAACACCTTGTCATTTACTCGTTTCTTGAATTCGTAATTTGTTTCTTTGATAATAACAGGAACATAAGCAGAATCAATCACTACAAACACCGATGGACTGATAATCAATTCAGATAACCAGTCATAAGTTGATTCATCAATTATGTTTGTATTTAATGACATTGATTCCTTAAATTTGCTATCGTACACAATTGAACTTTCAACAAATACATTTGATGTTGATGATCCTGAACGTTGAACATAAGACATCAATCCATTTGATGAATCAATCATGTATGGAATGCGTTCAAATGATTTCTTTTCAGAATCATACTGTCTTTTTGATTTCTTTGAAAACTGATATGAATCATATCCACCATATTGATTCAACCATACAAGTGTAAACACTTCATATTTAGTTTCACAATAAGGGTAAAAGTTTGGACTAAACGAATTATAATAACCACCTACTGAATTAAGCACTGCATACACATTATAAAACAAAACATTATCATCAATGAATGTTGTTCCCAGTGCAGCATTTAATGATGTAGGTGATAAATTCAATTGAATCATTGTGTAATCAATTGCTGATCCTGTTGATGTTATTGCTGATGACACTACATAAGTTCCATCTTTGTTTATTTTACTAACCCTAAATTCAATGTTTTGTGGTGAAGATGGGTAAACAACACCATTATAAAAGGGAACAAGCAATGGTGCATTTGTTGTTGTTGTCAAATACACATCACTTTTTGCAGGTCTGTTTGTTGCAAAATCATTTTTCTTTAATGACATTACAGGTGTTGCCAATCCATTTGTCACCCTTCTTTTATTGTACGAATTTGAAAAGTATGCCGTCTTTGAAGATATGTTCAAATATTGTGCAACATTCGTTCCGTATTCATAACCGAATTTACATTCAACATAAACAGTGTGATTTGTAAATTTATCAATCCTTATTCCTGCAGTATATGGTAATAAGGTTAAATTACTTTGTACATAATTACGTACAACGTTACCAATGTTGAACACACCATAATGTGATACAGGATTCGGAAATGATTTCAATTGTGCCACCGATACACCGCCAATGTAAATGTCACAGATGTACTTGAAATTGGTTTGCGTGTACAATGATGATTCAAGACACGTGTAAACAAGATCATCATTTGCAGATGAATAGGTTACCGGGAATGCTGGTATTGTTAATGCCATTTTATAAACTATTTATTACTGATATTGTTAATGCTGTTTCAAATTCCCTTTCAGCAAACTTTGATGCAGTTTCTTCTGCATCGGTCCAAAAGTTTGTTTTCTTTAATCCATGCCTTCTTACCATTCCTGCAATCATTATTGCAGTTGATGTCGCTGTATCTGTTATCTTCTGCCGTCTTGATTCCCTTGAACTTATTGCATGCTTCGGATTCTTACTTGTTGCCTTTGCTTTCAACCCTTCCTTGATCAGCCACTTCCTGATTGCAGTCACCATTTCTGATGACTTCTTTCCGCTTTTACCTGCAGGTGCTTTGAATGCATAAGGTGAATCACCTGGCTCACCTGATTGCCAACCCCTAACACCTTTGTCAATAAACTTGTAATAATCAAGAACACTGATATTAATTGTCATCTTCTTACCCATCACAACAATTTCAGATGGCTTGATTGATTCAAGCAATCCGCCACTGGCAACCCGGTCCGCTGCATGTAAGTTATCAACTGCAGAATTGATGAATTCAACCGCAATATTATACAATGCCGTTTCCAGTGCTTTGCCATCAAACGTTCCATAATTAGATGGTGAATCATTGTTCAGGTCAATCAACCTTTTGTTGATCACATCTTGTTGTCTTCTGCTAAACGATTGCATTTAAACTTTTTTTATTTATTTCTGCCTCGTATTCCTGATGTGCTTTCAAGAATGCTAAGTCATTGAATGCTTGAATAATCGGCAGGTCATATGCTTCATCTAATTTAATTCGTTCAAATTCTGCAATCTTCTGTGCAGAATAAATCCAACCGTATTGCTCATTAAATCCATTTGTTAATGGTTTCAATTCTTCTTCTTCAATTTCTTCAATCCCAAACAAACCCCTGTATTCATTACTTAATTTCTTAATTACTTCAAGAAACTTTGTGACATTATACAACACTGGTAACAATGGCATTTTAAGTATTCTATCTGCACGTTCAACATGTGACAAATCTTTGCAGGTTGAAAACGATGCAGCAATTAAATGAATATTGTTCAAGTAATTGTTTTTATAGAAATGCTGTACTTCAATGAACTGTCCAAGTGTTATTTTACGAACATCGAAATTGAACTTGAAATCCTTTATTCGTTCCGTTTCTTTGCCCTGCATATTCAGTTGTTCAAATCTTTGCTTAAACTGCCTTTGCAGTTGTGCAAACTTGTACTTGTTAATCTTGTCGAATTCTTCTTCACTTTTGCCTGTTAAGAATGCCATTGTAAACAATACCTTATCAACCTGATCCATCTGTGATTCATTGATTTCGTTAATGTACTGATACATTTCAACGGTAATCTTATTCCACTTTGGAATTCTTAATCTATTAATAAATATCATAAATGCTGATTTGTTTCTTAAATTATTGCATAGTGACCGGACATGCCTGCCGATGTCCTGAACTTATGCCATGCCAGTGCTAAGGCACAAACACAATCATCATGTAAACCTACAGGTGCAGAATAACGAACACCAGTTCGTGTGTACTCAAATTCAAATTGTTCAAGTTCATCTTTGATTTGACCTTCCGGGAATGTGATTCGCCTTTGTTGTATTGCAAGTGCCAGACCTTCCATGATCTGTTGTTTGCTTGATGAAGTAAACTTGAATAACTCCACATCTTTAACCCTTGCAATGTCTTCTGCAATGGGATCACCGACACCTGTCGAATCAATTGCAATCTGTGCATTTGGTAAGGAAAGTATTTCTTGCGTAGTTTGGCGCCAATCTTTTTGAAATCTTCTGTAATCACATACACTGCCGTTCTTATCCAATCCAATAATCACTGTATGATCACTTGACTTTGCAAGGTCAATGCCGTAACAGATGGCAGGACCTGATGTCATCGGGTATGTACATTGATGAATAAATGAAACCCCAAACGGATTACTTCCATCTTCTGCTGCTTCTGCCAGGTATAATTCTTTAAACACTGATTCAGGAAGATCACGTTTCGCCTGTTCAATTTCTTCCATTGTCAAAAGACCTTCACGTGCTGCATCGTATGCTGTTATTTTGAAGTGTTCAAAGTTCTGTTCACCTTGCTTTGCACGTTGTGCCATTCTATAACCCCAATTCTTTTTGCCTTTTACGTTACCGATAAATTTACACCAACCATTTGTGGCGGTTAATGTTGATCTAAGTGCAAACCAGGATTCTTCCCTTGCACGTGTGAATTCATCAAACACACAGGCATAAACATCATCACCATAAAGGTTGTCGGGTTTCTCAGCTGATTTAAATTGTATGATGGCGCCTGTTGGCAGTGTAAGTTTTAACTTAGTTTCATTGGCCTTAAAGAATGACTTATCAGTTACCTGTGCCTTCATCCTGTTAAATGCAATTTCTGCCTGAGAATACACTGGTGCAACCCACCATACAGATTGATTTTCTTTTAATGTCAATGCCTGTTCAAATAACCAAATGATGTGTGATGCAGTTTTACCGACTTTTGTTGATGCTTCTGTGACTGTGAATCTCGCTTCTGAATTCAGGATTGCTTTCTGATATTCGTAAAGGAATGGTCGTGTATAGTTAATCTGTTTCATCTTTATTGTTGTTTGATTTGTCAATTAGGTTTGCCCACAATACTGAAACAATTACAACAATAATGAATTCAAACAAGTATACACGCCACATGATTATATTTTTTTATAGATTTTTGTCCAAGGTGTTGGAATACCTGGTTGTTTAATTAGTTCATAACCTTTGGACTTAAACAATTCAATCCATTCATTTTGTGTCTTGATGTTGATGTGTCCCCACATAAGATCAAGTTTTGTTGTTTCGTGTGTTGATGAATGGTAAATGTATTTGGGATCAATGGCATTGAATAAATCATCAATTTCATTATCCGTCATGTGTTCGCTTACTTCAATCCAAAACAGGCAATCCGTTGTGACAGGTTTGTCAATGATCTGCAGGTGTGGATATTTTTCTTTTATGTATGCTTGATGTGTATCAAACAGTTCAAACACCTTAACATCAAATCCTTTGTTGTGTAATGAATTGGAATATACACCGGTTCCTGCACCATAATCAAGAACGGATTTGATGTCACCATACATTGTCAATTCATTTGCTGTTGCGTCACATAATGCAACAAACAAAGGATTGTCTGCAGAAATACCCATTGATAGTTCTGCATCAAGAAACTCTTGATTGCTAATCTTTTTGTTCTCTTTGCCTGATAAGTGATCAGATAACAGTTGTTTTAATTCTGCCATTATAATTTTATGTTGATGTAGTAAATGTAGCCAAGTGCATCTTTAACCCTGAATGTATGGATCACGTTTCTTTTCAATCCGTTCCAATATATTTTATTCAAAGTGTATTTTGTAGTTGAATTCAAACTGTAGTAATAAGGTGCTTTGCCACCAATTGCTTCCAACCTTACAGATGTGAATGCGTTTGTCGGTGCTAAAATATATTGTTCTGCATTAATGTAAATCAAACCATTCCAAACAAATGCCTTCATGCTTATTGTGTTGTACATTTTACATGATGAAGTTTTAATGCAGTTGTTTGCATCTTTGGTGTTTATGGTATGTACACCTGCTTGTACATTAAAAAAAGTATCTTTTCTTTGATATGGACCATTATCAATTGAATATGTGAATGGTGGTGTTCCACCTGTGCTTCTTACTTTGATGAATCCGCCTTCAAATTCCTGTGCAAAGCATGTTGTTGACATCAACAAAATGGTAATTAATAATCTCATGATAATATCAATTTTAAAATTAATAATGGCAATGCTCCATAAATTGTATAAAGTAGATCATTGATGTCTGGTGTGCCTTGATGGCTTAAGTAATCCAAAACTTCTTTGGCAGTTCCAATGATGATCACTGGAAGTAATGCCCATATTACAGGCATGAACAATTGTGCAATTGTGTAAATGCAGAATCCTGCAAGAAAATGGTATTGTTTATCTATTGGCATAATTTATTGATTTAAGTTTTTCAATGTACAGGATTGCGTCCATCAGTTCTTCCTGCAGGTGTGTAAAGTAATCATCATTGTTGTTCTGTTCCAATGTTGTGCCATACTTCTTGATACCTACTTCGCTGCGTTGGTTGAACTTGTTGATTACTTGTTGAACTATCTTGTCGGTCATTTGTTTTTTTTAAATGTTTCTTGATAGTATTTATGTGCTGTTGAATATGGCTTATCTCTTAATTCAAAAGATTTGTTACAAGCATCTATTATCTCTTGCTTGTGCATTTCTTTGGATTCTTTTAATAAATTAAAAAATTTATCATTTAATTCTAATTTAGGGTAGATATTTACAAACCCATTTGCTAACCATTCTATTGATGTCATTTGTTCTGTTTTAGTGTGACTTGTCGGTATTTCCGACACGTTGCAATCTGTAACGGTTTCACCCATTTTGTTGACATCACCAATATGATATTTTAACAATGTATTAATTGCCTTTGTAACTTCAGATGGCTTTTGCATGTAAACTTCATCATCATCAATCCGCCATGCATGAAATGTTTTTAAAATAATTAGTGCTTCTTGTAGTGTCATTTGTTTAGTTTTAAGTATTTGGATAAAGTGTTTTTTGTATTCTGTCAAATAATAGTTTTAAATCTTCAGCGTTATCAATACTCCAACCTTCTGTTTTAAGAACATAAAAACATCTTTCTGATCTGTCAATACCCAAATCAGAAAGGCATTTAATCTCTAAAAATTCAGCAGCATCATTTTCAGACATGCAGTTTGCTTCTTGACTAAAATTAAATGTTGCTTCTTCTAATAATGGTTTTTCGTCCATTTGTTTAGTTTTTAAAGTTATTTACGTTTACGTTAAAGTGACCGCAAAGCAGTTCTTATGGTATGCAGTGCGGTACGTGTTAGACATAAAGTGTAGCCCATAATAGATTAGCAACTGCACCGATAAAAAACATCATCCATGATTGATTAATCTTAGGCATTACACCTACATTTCCAATATCACGTGGACCAATTGCATAATCCTTAAATCCAAAGATTAACCCTGAACCAATGAATGCAGCTGCCATCCCGGCAAACCCTTGAAACCAATATTGATTGTCGGGAAAAAATATCGGGTTAATAAACCCAGCAAGCAATGCCATACCAAATAAATTTTTAATTAGTTTCATGTTTTTTGTTTTAAAATTACGTCATTATATTAAATTTATTGCATTAATGCTGCAATATTC